AGCTTCCTAACATGATGTTTAATGGAACAGCTGGTACAGGTAAAACCACCGTAGCTCGAGCATTGTGTAGTGAACTTAGTCTTGACTATATTGTAGTGAATGGTTCTGAAGAAGGAAACATTGATACACTACGTGGTAAGATTAAACAGTTTGCATCTTCAGTTTCATTGCAAGGTGGGTATAAGGTAGTAATTTTGGATGAAGCAGATTATCTTAATCCTCAATCAACCCAGCCTGCTTTGCGTGGATTTATTGAAGAGTTTTCAAACAATTGTAGGTTTATCCTTACATGTAACTTTAAGAATCGTATCATTGAACCACTTCATTCAAGATGTTCAGTATATGAATTTAGTATTCCAAAAGAACACAAAGCTGGTATTGCTCATAAGTTCTTTGTTAGGTTACAAAGTATCTTAAAAGATGAAGGTGTAGATGCTGAACCAGCTGTAGTTGCCAATATCGTTAGCAAGCATTTCCCAGACTTCCGTAGAGTACTTGGTGAATGCCAACGCTATAGTGTATCTGGTAAGATTGAAGCCTCATCAATTACTCTTATTCAAGATCAAACAGAGTTGACAAGCCATCTCAAGAACAAAGACTTTAAACGCATGAGAGCATGGGTTGCTAACAATATTGATGTTGAACCACAACAGATCTTTAGAATGATTTATGACAATATGGCCACTATGGCTAAGCCACATTCTATTCCACAACTAGTTCTTATTCTTGCTGACTATCAGTATAAGAATGCATTTGTAGCTGATCATGAATTGAACATGGTTGCTTGCATGACGGAGCTTATGGCCAATGTCGAGTTTGCTTAGTACAATGTGGAGAATATGGGCTAAGACAATTGGCAGCAAGATTGGCGATACTAAAGAAAGCGATATTGCTGCTATTCTAAGAACTGTTTGGGTTATAACTCACCTTGTTGCGTGCTTCTTTATTATTGCACACAATGGGGTTAAACTAGGGTGGTTTTAATATGAATCCGTTTGAATACCTAAATGCTATCAACAACACCAAAAAAGATCTTATGGTGGATGAAGAAGCTGAAAAGAAGTACAGTGCATTCATGGTTAATAGAGGTCTATCATACTTTTATGATACAGCTTTATTGGCTAATGAGATGAATCGTAATCACCATTTGGATAATCGCCTCCAATTTGATTTTCTTATAAATACAATTAGGAAACAAAAGCGTTTTAGCAAGTGGTTGAAAGCAGATAAGACTGAGTCGTTAGAAGCAGTCAAAGAATATTATGGTTATAGCAATGAAAAAGCTCGCCAAGCTCTCACCTTACTAAACGATGAACAGATTAATGTATTGAAACAAAAGGTGAATAAAGGTGGAAGATCAAAATAACGAAGAAGTACAGGAGTGGACACCAGCAATGATGCTGGAAGTCATCCTTAATGAACCGGATGATTTTCTTAAAGTACGTGAAACACTTACTCGTATTGGAGTAGCATCTCGTAAAGATAACATGCTATATCAATCTTGCCATATATTGCATAAGCAAGGCAGGTATTTTATCACACACTTTAAAGAATTATTTCTATTAGATGGGAAACCGTCTAATCTTATGGAAAATGATATTGAACGTAGAAACACCGTTGCGACACTCTTGTCGGACTGGGGTTTGATTACGATAGTTAATACAGAGCAAGCAAAAGAAAAAGCTCCATTAAGACAAATCAAAATCATTTCCTATAAGGATAAAGATTCATGGCAACTTTGTCCCAAATATAATATTGGAACAAATAAGTAGTCATAGGATTGCAAGTACATAAAGTGCTTGTATAAATAACTGTGGATGCCGCGCAAGCGGGTCCTTAATATAACCTTGCTTAAGTCATAGGAGGTAACACATGACAGGTAATTTCGCATATCCACGAAACGCATTTTTAGGTTTCGATCACATCTTTGATAGGCTAGAACAAGTTCACGCTCACGCAAAGGATACTTATCCCCCACATAACGTCGTTAAACTCGATAATATGAACTACATTGTAGAACTAGCAGTTGCTGGTTTTAATGAAGAACATATTGATATCGCTGTAGAAGACCACGTGCTTACTATCAAAGGAGATCGTCCACCTCGGAGATCGCCAGAAGAGTATGTTCATAAAGGGATTAGTGCTCGAAAGTTCAACAAATCGTATCGCCTTAGCGAATACACAGAAGTCACTGGTGCAGACATGAAGGATGGAATACTAGCAGTAAAGTTAGAAGTAGTCCTACCTGAAGAGAAGCGACCTCGTAAAATCAAAATCAATTCTAATTACGAGGACAGTAATAATGACCGCAATAGCACTACAAAGCCTGAACTTCTCAGGGAAAATACTTGAGAAAATTCTCAATTCGATTAAAGCCAGTCTTAGGAGTATGATGATTGGTTATATGGTTGGCCGGCAGAAGCAAGCTAATCGTATGATTGCTCAACAACTCATTTGCGAATACCGCGAAGTTGGACATACAGTGGAATCACTGGCAGCTGAGTTAGATCGCAAAACATTATCGAGCTATACAAAATGATAGCTATGATAAAAAGATGGTGGAAGACTACTAAGATGGATCCCATTGAAAGGTATCTATCTCAATCTTCTGACTTAGTTGAATTAGAACGGCGCCAACGTCGACTTCAATTGAAGGGGTTCAAACTATGAAATCACTCATAGCTAGCATCTTAAAATCATTTGAAGCGCATAGGTTAGTATCAGTCGGTAAGTACGACGAAGCTAAAGACCTTATGCTTGGTAAATAAATATCTTTGAGAGCCGTTTCGGCGGCTCTCATTCTTTATAACATGGGAGTCTATATTATGGACAATATCAAAATCGTACGTCTAATCACAGGCGAAGAGCTTATTTGCTCAACCAAAGTTTCATCTACAGGATACACTCTTACAGATGTAGCAATTCTAATACCAACACAAAACAATCAACTAGGTTTAGCTCCATTCATGGTATATTCAGATGCTAAAGATGGAATTGAAACACAGTCTAAGAATGTTATGTTTGTTGTAGAACCAGTTGCTGAACTTAAACAACAGTATCAGACAATGTTCTCAAAGATTATTACACCAAATAAATTGATAGTTTAGTAAAATAAACCTTTACAATTGGCGTAAAGTGTGTTATAATATACTTACATTATGGAGGTGACCTTTGAAATTCTACACATCAATTAATCGTTATGGCAATCAGCTTCTTTATCGTGGTTATGAAAATAACCAACAGGTAATGCATAAGATAAAGTATGAGCCAACACTTTATGTTAAGTCGCAAAAGCCAGATACAGGTATTACTAGTCTTGATGGTGTGGCAATTGAGCCACGTCTATTTGATACTATGCGTAATGCTCGTGATTTCCTAAAGACCTATGAAGAAGTAGATAGCTTTAATATCTATGGTTCAACAAACTACGTAAATGCATATATTGCTGAAACGTGGCAAGGTGATATCGAATTTGATCGTGATCGTATTAATATCACATCAATTGATATCGAAGTTCAGTCTGACAAAGGCTTTCCAGAGCCTGATAAAGCTGAACAACCTATTATCTCTATTGCATGCAAAAACAATATTGACAATATCTATTTCGTATGGGGCTTTGGTGATTACGATGTATCAAAGTCGATTATGCAAGATTGCGAAGTAGTCTATCGTAAAATGGATAACGAAATACATTTGTTATCCGAGTTTCTTAAGTGGTGGAACTCACCAGCTCACTGTCCAGATGTTATTACAGGCTGGAACGTACGTGGGTTTGATGTACCATATATGGTTAATCGTATTACTAATGTCCTTGGTGAGGGACAAGCAAATCGTCTCTCACCTTGGGAACACGTCAATGAACGAGTTATGAAGTTCAAAGGCCGTGATCTTACTACATACGAGTTGTATGGTATTGTTACTCTTGACTATATGGATATGTTCCAAAAGTTTGGTTATGCTTATGGTCCACAAGAGTCGTATTCACTGAATCATATCTCACACGTGG